CAAAACATTAGGTGAAGCAATACCAACATCGTTAGCATCTTCGTACGCTGTAGTAGTAGCAAAGACCACCATGCTAGCAAAAGAAATTGTGTCTGCAGCTAGAACTGGGTCAAAGGCGCATGTGTTACCGCCCGGACCAGTCTTTCTCATTTGGTAAGTAATCTCTTTTACTTGTAATCCTTGGTCGCGAACTACATTTACATAGTCGCTTAGGTCTATTCTTCCATAATTTACGCTTCTTTGTCCTGTACCATCAAGAGTAAACTGTAGTCTGTCTCTCAAAATAATATCGCCCTTTGCTTTAGCCATACCCTATCATAACAGGAAGAGGTTTATTATTCTACTTATGCACCTCCTCGCTATAGGCCTATGCTAAAATAGGCGTAAATTCAATGTGAATTTGGACTAAGCCTATTGATTTCACCTCTTTTTTTAGAAATAATTAACTTAATTATATATAGTAGAAGCTGCTAGGACTAATCATGGCGGACAAAATTGAAACCATTCAGCACGAAGCAATGAGATTAAGGTATTGGTTATGGGAACATCACCCATTAATTTATGAACAATTTATGTCAAAGCAAATTCGGGAGTTGGAAGAATGAATTGGGAAAATTGGATGGTGGCACAGATTATAATGGCACCAACATTGAAAGATAGAGTATTGATGATGGATAAATTTATTGCAGAAATGGAGGAAGAAGAATGAACCCAACTAATTATGATAAAATAGTAGACAAGTTGCTTCAATTTAGGGGAAAAATACCAAAAAGTGGGCATGTATTTGACCCGATGCCCAAAATGGCTTGTAAAATGATGAGAGACCAAGTAGATGATTTTATTCTCTTGATAGAAGAGTTTGCCAAATTAGACGAAATGGGGTTGATTAAATGAGCGATGATATGTGTTATTGCGATTGGTGCGGTTCAGACAACTGGCATGAATGGGAGTTAGACAACGGTAAGTGTAAGATGTGCGTTGTTAACGAATGCCGACATACTAACATTGATGTCGCATCGCATGAACTATTTTTATACAGTAACAACCCTAGAATAATTGTGCATTATGTTTGTCTTGATTGTGAGCTGTGTTGGACAAAGACATTCAAGTTAGAAAATGGAGTTAGGTCTAAGTTAACCCATGAGGATGTCAACACATCAGATATTTGGCAGGATGTGAAAGTATGAAAAAATCAGTAGGCAGACCAAGGAAAGCAAACAAAGTTAAAAAAGAACAAATATCAATTAATTTACCTAGAGTTTTGATAGATAAACTAAATGATAGATTGTCTTATTCTCAATCGCGCTCACGATATGTAGAATCTGCAATAAGAACAGTTTTAGAAAAAGAGTATGACCCTAGTTTAATTCCTACTGAACAATTATTAGGAATGTTACATTATCGAAAAATTATCGATACTGAGTTGCTTACATTGCTATTGAAGCGAGTTGAGGAAACTGCAACAAAACAATAAGATATAACAAACGCTCACACCATACAATGCGTTCGTTTTGTTGTTTGTCAATAGGTGCTATTGCTTCAAGTCCTTGAGTAATTTCTTCACATCCTTTAATTCTTTCAGAAGTTTAGTTAATAACTCATTATTTGTCATAGTTCACACCATCAATATATTTCCAAGTCCAGCTGCAGCAGGATTGTCTTGAGTTACTCTAGGTGGGAACTGTGGTCTTACCGCGCCAGCCTCTACACCTTTTGGCAGAATCTGTACAAACCAATCCGGAACAGCACCAGCAGCACCGCCAGCAGAACCAAAAGCATCGGGATTAGATACCATTTGGCGCGCTTGTGCAGCAAAGACTCGCAAAGTTCCTGTACCTTGCATTTGTTCTGAAGCTTGAGCATCGAGATTCAAAAAGAATTGTGTTAGAGTTTGACCGTCTACCATATATTCGGGTCTAATACCTCCCCAATTATATGATGGAATGAATGAACCTTCTAAATCTGTTACATTTTGTAAAGTTCTACCGTTAGTCTGTGCTTTTGCTAGCATAGAAGCAAATCTTTCACTTATTACGCCCATTGCTGCTCTGTAAGCCGGTACTCTCTTTTCTTTGTATGACATGTAGAAAGAAGCTGCAAACCTAGCAGCAAGCGCCCCCTCTGACCCTTGGCTTCTATGAAAAACCATAGTTACAAACAACTGGTCATGGAAAAATGGGAAGTTTGCATTAGTGGCTAAGAAATCTTGTGGGAACCTTGTAACTTGTGAACCTTCTAATATTGCTTTGAACAAAACTAGTTGATTAGATGCCAATGGCCCAGCATTAGGCGTTAGCCTTACGGTTTCATCCATCAAAATAATAGGAGTAGGTGTAACAAAGAATTCAATAATACCCTCAAAATTTTCAGGTACATCAGTGCCTAATTGTTGTGGATAATCATCGAAAAATAAATCCATTTGTAGCATGTTTCTCTGATGAGGTCCCGGTTTAAGATTAATTCTCTTTTGAATAACTTTAACTCTATCATCTCTGCCAAAAATGACATCCGTACTTCCTAGTGATTCTCTCATTTCTATAACTGGCATTATTTTTTCCCCCCTTTCTTACCAAATCCACCTATTTTAGCCATCTTCTTTAGGTCTAACTTACCTTTGTTCTTCCCCGACTTGTAACGAATATGGTTTTTCTTATTCTTAACATATCGATTCCACTTAGACAACTTAACCTTCTTCTTAGCCGCTGGTGTTTGACTGACAGCCTCAACAGACATGTTTTCAGACATGTCGGCTACATTGCCCCCCCGTTGGTACTAGCGTTTCTCCTGCTTTGATGTAGACTTGCATCGATGGTGTACCTTGTAACATGTGCATTTGAAACGCAGGTATAGCCACCATATCAATAGGGAAGACAGTTTCCTCATCGCCAATAATAAGACCAACAATAACGCCAGTAGCAATATCTTTGACAATGTCTTTTGCTAAACTCACTCAAACCACCTTCACAGGTCGTTTGCTTGAGCAACCATTCTTTCTAAATCGTCTTTAGATACTTTACGAGGTTCTGCTATCATCATAATGTCAATTTCAACAGTCTCGTTAGCGTATTTACTACAATTGTCTGCAGCAATACCAATAAGCAAATCTGTTACCAAAGTATATCCATCCGGATGTAAATCGTAAACACCTCGGAACCTTTCTTGATTTTCCCATAGTTGAGAACCATCAGCGTTGGTTTCCCTGGTTGTTGTTAGAGTGTAATTGTTCAAAACATTAGGTGAAGCAATACCAACATCGTTAGCATCTTCGTACGCTGTAGTAGTAGCAAAGACCACCATGCTAGCAAAAGAAATTGTGTCTGCAGCTAGAACTGGGTCAAAGGCGCATGTGTTACCGCCCGGACCAGTCTT